TAACAAAATACATAAGTAATGGATAAACAGATAAAAAAAAGAACGGGGAACGATAAGCACAACTATTTCTAAATTTTTTAGAAAAAAATATTTTACCGCAAATTAATTTCATCATTTGAAATTTTTTGCGGTTTTTTTATGTCTATCGTTCCCCGTTGATGTAATATATATGAAAATCAGGTAGTTATGAAAGACTGGTTTCGTTCTATCGATCCCCACTATTTTCTATCGTTCCCCAAATTTGAAATGTTAAAATTTGCAAAATTCGGGGAGGCAAAATCACTTTTAAGGTCTTTTCTATCTTTCTATATAAAAAATATATTTTATTTTTAAGTAAGTAAAAAATTCGGGGGGTAATGTAACACACCCCGATAAATCCCCACTTTTTTATGGACGAAGTGTTAAAATCCTTGCATGGATGAAAACCATGCCGTACATTAGCGTAAGCATTGAGGCCATCCCACGGACCGCTAACGCGGTAATCGATGCTCAAATTAATTCCAAGCGGATGGGCAGCAATTCAGCCTCCGACCGCACTACAACCGATGGTAACCGATCCGGTTATTGTCGAGATTCCACCATCAGAACCAATACCGGCCTATGAGGTTTCATTTATGGCCACCAAACCTCAGACTATCGCATGGGCTATTCCGCTGTCATGGAAACTGTCTGGATTAGCGCGTCCTGACGTTCGCCTGTCATCCGGAGTAAATGATTGGTGCAATTACTCCACTCTGTTCTCAAATTGGCTGTATAGCGCCTTAACGGTGTTTTTGGCTGCCACCATCGAAGAGCTTACTATTCCGGTGCCTGATCAGTTCATTGATGACCTGGATGTCACAGGCCTGACCTTATCAAAGGAATATGAGAAAGGCGGTAATATGTACATCAAAATCTACGCATGATGGAGATGGTACAGTTTATGGCAATGGTTGAAAAACACCTAAAGGCTTTAGCTAATGGCCGCCTGAAGTTAAAAGGGCTAAAGGCTTTAGCTTACGAGTTAGCAGAAAAGGATCATATCAAACAGACCGGCAAAAGGAGATTCGCCAATTACGGATCCTTCAGCAGCTGCAGAACCAGGACATATGAGATAAAGAAAGAACCTGATGAGGTGTTTGTGCCGGTGTTTAAGAAAAGAAAACCAGTATATCAAAAGACTGAATTTGATAGCAAGTTTAATTGGTTATTTTAAAAAAGTAAATCTATGGGCATTTTTTATGTAGGGCAGAAATTATGGGCAATTAATCCGTGCATTATGGAAAACGGAGCGAATGAAGGTAAGCCTGCTCTTATTGTTGGTAAGATGTACGAAAACAAATTAGATAATGGTATTGCTGTAATTGATGAGCATGGGGAGTATCATTCATTTACGGGTAAGCCTGAAAAATTCTTCTCCATTCAACAAATCGAACAACATAAGACGGTGCTTACCGAATGGCAGCGGAAAAATCTAATGAGATGCAAGTGGCTTACAGATAAATGGATAATGGAAGATATCGAATCCATCCTTTCCGAACCTGAACCACCAAAGTATCAGCCTAAGAAAAACGAGCCTGTATTAGCTAGTGATGGCGGGTGCTTATGGGCGGGTGTCTTTATAGGAATGCGAGGTGATAAGTATGTGTGTGCAATTGGCGGGTATAAAAATGCATACGACAAAGTTTTTCCATTCAATGCAGATCTGGTAGGAAATGTAACTGATTAATCAATTCGCTGCGAGGCAGAACCCAAAGTATCTACACGAATTAGTAAAGCCCAAACACGACTAAACAACTAAGAAAGTAAACCTATAACTTGACCAAAATGACAAAAGACGAAGCAAGGGAAATCCTGCAAAAATTAAGCAATGGAGTTTTGACGTTTATGGAGGCAGAAGCCATCGACTGCGCTATTCAGGCGTTGGGTGATGGGTGGATTGATGTCGATGTTATTCCATCAGAAACGAATTACTACACCGTATACTACATGAACCAAATGGATAGCGGCTACCGTATAGTATTTTTTAACGGCTCAAGATGGATTGACGAATATGGTCACGAAATAACCGACATCACAAATTATCAACCACTCCCATCACCACCTAAACCAAAGCAGCCATGAAATTCACAGAACAGGAAAGAGATTTTTTAAAACAAGAATTTGCTGATTTATGCCATGCGGCTATAAACTCAATGATAACGGCAGGGTCTTTCGTTAGGTCTATTGACCGCATCGAGGCTATTGTTTCCGAGCGAGTCACCACCGAACAAGACACTATCAAGCCATACCACGAACACGGTAATTCGGTTGCCTCTGACCGTACCGAATCAGGACAGAGCGCAGAGGATGTGCTGAAGGGATTACTGAATAGAGGAATGTATGAATTTAGCTATTCGGCAAATGAATGCCTCCAAGCTATGCACACCTACGCATCTCAGGTCTGTGCAGACAAGGATGCAAAGATAAAGTTCTGGGTTGATGGCTGGAATCATTTATCAATAATGTACGATCAGTCTCAATCCGAACTTGACCGCCTCAACGAATCCCTGACCGTTATGCTTCGGAAAAATGCGGAACTTGAAAAGGAATTAGAATATGCAAAAATAAGATAAGATGACACCAAGCGATCAGGTATTTATGTTCTTTAAATGCCTTATACTGCCATGTGCAGTTTATGTTATAATTGCCTTTTTAATAATGATTTATAATGACAGAAAAAACAAGAAATGAAAGACAGAGCCATTAAGCACCTAATGAGGTCATACGGAATAGATATTGAGAATGATGATGAATTTTTATCTGACTTAAGAAAGATAATGGACGATTTATATGTAAAGTGTCCATTATGCGGAGAAGCCGAAAACTTGCATGAAAATACAAACTACCATGACCCATCGAAGCCGCCTGAAATTCTTTGCAATGAGTGCGGTGAATATTTCTTTGCATCAGCCACGATCAACTCAGTCCGCCCCGAGGTGGTAGTGCCGAGTGAAAAAATATATAACGACTACATTGATGATTTTCTTGAATGTGCGGTAAAAAACGGATTCAATGAGTGCCTTTCCGAACTACGTAGATTAAACCCGACCCTGACTTTTACCGAATTAAATCACACCGCCCCGACAGGCGACAAATCGGACAAGGGATGAGGTACTTAATATTTCAGGAAGGATACCCGCCATTCTACACAAGTCGATCCGATTGGGAAAATATACTAACCGATGGCATGGTTGTGATTGACGGCTATACACACTCTTACAGTTACAACGGAAAAGATTGGACACGCATGGAACAAGATCATTTATAATCTAACACTAACCACCCCGCAAGTTCGGGGGCAAATCAAAAAAGGATGGCAACAATATTTAAAGTACCAGTTGTGGAGAGCGAAAAAGGATGGGGAAGAAATATAGACGATTATATGCTATGCCTTAGTATTGAGGATGCTATGGCATTTACAAAGGAGTTTAATTCACAGAACACCGCTAAAAATACACCAGATTGGTATATGCAAGTGGAATACTTGCCAGATACATTTGAGGTTTCAGATTATAGGCTTTCTGCAATTAAAGAACAACCAAACGGCAGGATGTGGCTAAGTTCGTTAAAGCACACACCAATAAATCATCCAGGTTCCAACACAGACACTTCAAACTAATTTAACCTCCCGTGCGGGTCAGCACGGATTTAGACAGATATGGAAAGAATAGAACAGAAAATAGCTGAGCAGATTGATATTGTCGTGTATAGCGAAATGATCTATCTTGAACAGAAAAACTATGATGACACGCCAGAGCATATGAAAGATATTATTCAGATCGAAAAACAATCCATCCATGCCCTGATCGAAGTGCTTCAAAAATATATCGAACCATGCCAACCGTAATCCAAACGAACCTCCCCAATATAATCGTCCGCAAATCGGACATATCCGATGCGATAAAGTTATCCACGAAGCGAGACATGGTGATTGTTGTCGAACGGGCGCACGCTATTGAATTGATTGAAGCGATTAAAAAAGAAATGGAAGTATGAGTGAAGAAAAAACATCAATTATGCTAACTCCAAACGCTAAGAAATGTGATTGCGGTGCAGGGCTTTTGTACGCATCATGGGGGCCAGAGAAGAACGCATATTTGGTAAAGAACAAATATGGTCTATACTTTGGTTTCTGCAAAAACGGACATTCGTTTGTTCAGGGGCAAGATGGTGAAACAGTTGTAACAAAAAACTAATGGCAAAACAAAAGATAGATAAAACGCCTCTTGAAGTAATTACACAAGAACGTAAGGCGGATATTCAAAAGCACCGAATAAGGCTGAACCATGCTAATATGAATGACATGGAACTTGCCTTGAACCATGCGCTAATTCATGTTCAGAACCCATCACTTGAATCGCTCACATGGATACGGCACTATTTGAACAGAATTTAACCCAGTCCGAATCGGGAAGATATGGATAATGAAATAACCCCGTGCGGATACGGTCAGATCAGGCGTATGTCGAAAGAAACGCTCCCACCTAAGTCCGTGCGGGTTTTTAAAATAAAAAGTAATGTTTAAAGATATTTTACACCAATACTCCCGCCTTATCTGCGACCTCTTCCACAAAGCCCACCATATCCAAATAGGTCCAGGCTATTGGGTGATTTACAAGATGTGTAAGAAATGCGGGAGAAGGTGGACTGAGAGTAGGCCCCGGTAACCTGTTACATACCGTAACACTCCCCACGATGCCGTCATCCTAATTTTGGGATATGGCTGATGTAACCGAAAAAATTATATTTGATGATAGTCAGGTGATTAAGTCCCTGAACAATCAATATGCCCTTGTCACCAAGGTGAACCTGGCAATACGGGAATCAGAGATGACGTACAAGGATGCCTATGATGTAGCTACAAAACAAATTGATGCTACCAATGAGGTTCTCCAGGAAGGCACCCAGGTAATCGGCAAACACACAGCCGAAACAATCAAGGCAAAGAATGAATCTAAAGGTTGGGGTAATGCCATGAAAGGATTGGCCGATGAGGTTAATGTGATGGGGGTTAATTTAGGTCGGACCATTGACCAGCTAAAGGCTAAGGCAACAGCCATGAAGGGAGCGGTGTCAGCCATCAATCAGGGAACCAATGCAATGAAGATTTTTAAGATTGCCCTGATATCCACCGGTATCGGGGCCCTGGTAGTGGCATTAGGGTCATTGGTTGCGTTTTTTGCCAAGACAGAAAAGGGCGCAGAGAAGATCGAGAGAGTGATGGCCGGGGTTGGTGCCGTTGTCAATGTCCTGATAGATCGTTTTGCCATGTTAGGGGAGGCAATTACAAAGTTTTTCAGTGGCGACTTTAAGGGGGGATGGGATCAAATGAAGGATTCTGTAAAGGGGCTAAATGAAGAACTTACTAAGGAGGTTGGTATTATGGTTGCCCTGAAGAAAAGAGAGCAGGAATTAGATGATCAAAGGAGGGCAAACAACCGGACCGTTGCGGAGAATATTGTAAAGCTTAAGGAGGCCCAACTGATTGCAGATGATAACACTAAATCAGCTAAAGAACGAGTTGCAAATGCAAAGCTGGCCGCTAAGATTGAGAAGGATAATCTTGAGGCCAATCTAAAGATAGCTGAAGAGGCTCTTGCTATTCAAAAGGAAACATATGATGTAGGTGCTAAAACAGATGCAGATGAAGAGGCGGTTAATGAAAAATTTATAGCCGTTCAGGAATTGAAGGCCGAATCACTGACCCGTCAAAAGAAACTCCAGGGCCAATTACAGGGTATCCAGGCTGAAGCACTGGCAAAAGAGAATGAACGCCTTGAGAAGATCAGAGAGATAAACAAAGCACTTGATGACCAGGTAAAGAAAATACAGGATGCCGCACAAAAGGCAAAGCTCGAAACGCTTGATCCAACAGAGCGGATCCAGGCGGAAGCGGAAATCGCTAACGCAATAGTGGAGGAACAATTTAAAATCCTTGATCAGTTAGCAAAGAACGCAGGCAAAGAGATTGATCTGACCAAAGAGAAGGCCGCAATACTTGAGCAAATTGAAAAGGGCAAGATTGAGGCCATTCAAAAGCTGAGGGAAAAGGATATCACCCAAGTCGAAAAGATTGAGGACCTGGAAGCAAAGAAAAGGCGGGAAAGCATGGAGGCCACCCTTGCCGATATGAAGGATATAGCGCCTAAACAAGTTGAAGTTATCCTGACCCCACTTGAAGCCTTGAATAAAAAGCTTGGTGAGGCTTTTGGGCTGAAGGCTGATGACTTTGCGGAGGTTATGGCAGGGATGGCAAATTCTCTCAATAGCCTTTTCAATTCCATGACATCCGGCACCGATCGGCAGTTAGAAGAGAATGAAGCCCTGATCGAATCCATCCAGGAACGTAGGGATGTTTTAGAGGCTGACCTTGAGAAAGAACTAGAAAGGCAGGAAGCAGGATTGGCAAACAACATTGATAGCAAGCGGAAAGAACTTGAAGCACTCAGAAAGGAAGAAGAGAAGGCAGAAAAGGAACGTGAGAAGCTAAGGAAAAAACAACTTGCTCAAAAACTTATTGCCGATGGATTAACCCAGACATCCAACCTGATCACGATGGGATCAAATGTCATAGCGGCTGAATCAGGCAAGGGTCTATTAGGGGTTGGTCTTGCATTGGCTGCTATCGCTGCATTTGTAAGCATGTTCAGTTCCTTCAAGAATGGTGCATCAAAGAAACTCTACACCGGTGGACCGCTCGATCAGGAAGGCGTGACGGGTTTCGTAAATAAGCAGGGACGTAGCGACCGGAATGGCGGGCGGGGTCATCGTGTGGAAGATAGTAATCTGGTATTAGGCGGTAAAGAGTTCGTCGTAAATGAAAACACCTCTATGCGCCATGATGATTTCCTTGAGGCATTGAACCGTGGAGAGTTCGACAATAGCGATGGCCTACATTTCGCTATGGGACATCATAAGGAGCTTTCACACAATACTGCCGTGGTTGGAGCTATTGAGAGCCGTAAGGCATCAGCAGGATTGGCTGAAGCGATGGAACGGGCCATTGGGAGGCATATGGGAGGGCTTGCCAGTGTGATAAGGTCAAAGGAAACCGTCTATGCCTATTCCCCCGGGGATATCGTGGTCAAAGAAAAGGACGGCAAGGTGGTGATCAAACAGACTGAGGCAGATTGGAGATGGAAGCCTGAAGCGAGGGGGTGATAATAACATTGTCAATGTTATTGTGCAAAATCAAAGGTATCATTTTGTGAATCAATGCCTAACCCTTAGCCGCTGCTTTCTTAGCCTCAAGTATTTCCTCTGATTTATGAACAAGTCCGGTAAACCGTACTATATCCATACCCCATAATTCACTGACTGAATACACCTCGAGCATCTTACATACGAAGATGACTATATCATTCCATTTCGAATCCATGAAGGCGGCAAAGTCAACCATCTGAATGATCGGTACCGGCCGGCCGGCATCTGCCATGTCTAACCCGTGCTGATATTTCTGCCTGAATGTAGTATCTAGGAAATAGGGCTTGTCTGTGGGGTATTCAAGTCCAGGCGTATGTCGTTGTGATCGTTTGGATTGCTTACTGATTTTATCTTGCGGTATGCGTTTCCGTAATTCTCTATTAACGAAAACGCCAAGGTAAAAAAAGAGGCATGATCATAGCCCTCCTTTTGCAGAATAGCTGCTTTCTGATCGTGTAGAGCCTGGTCAAACTTGCTAACGTCTTCCCCAGGGGAGTTGATGAAGAGGCTACAGAAATCCACGATATCAAGTATCTCCCTTTCATCGAACCTTTTAATGGTGCTAAGTAGATTCCATGATAATTCCCTTGCCTGACCAATGGCGAATATCATATCATTGCCTGAAGAAGCATAGGTGTATATCTTCGATAGTGCATCATACATCTGTGAGAATGTAACACCAAAGGATAGTGTTGGCAGTTTCTTTAGGTATTCGACATATCGAACGGTAGATAAGGTATTCTGAATAAAATACTCTTCACCTCCGGCCATCAGCCGCCCTGATTGGATGTCTATGGTCTTTTGTAATGGTTCATTCATGTAGTCTGGTAATTTTATTGATTATTGCCGTCAACCATATCGCACAAATAACGATGCAAAAATGGATAACCGGATCATAGGAATATGTAAAGCAATTAGGGTAATTTCTGCATTTTAATGCCATAGAAATAGGGTAAATCCACAATGCCGCCTGCCCTGCCATACATACCGAACAGGTCAGTAATTTATGAAGCCGTGGATACCTCATTGCCATATCAATATACTTACCCATCCAATCAAGGATATATTCAGGCTGTATGAGTATGATCCATACCTGGCCTATTACCATTGAGATGAAAATGATTGATAGGGGTTCTATCATATGATTTGGTAGGTGAATGTATACGAGAAAATAGCACCGCCGGGATACTCATTCATGTCGCTACCAGGGAACCATGCGACCTTTGCTGTATTATTTGCCACTGACCCCGATATTGTGCCAACGATACGGGTATAGATCGTTGCTGATACAACGCCACCCATAAAGGCACATACGCCTGACGCATCTTCAACTGCACCAATATTGGACGCAATTGGTAGCGACATTTCAAATGAAGAATCCGCGTTGTCAGATGTATTGACCACCGTAAACTGCCCGGATACAGTAACAGAATTGCCTACCCTCATATATTGCGCCTGTGTTACGGACAATGATGCAATATTCACATTAGCCGTTGCGGTTGGCGTATAAACCCCTGATGTTGTAACCATTTCAGATTGTGTTGGTGTCTCACACCCATCCGCTTCTAATGTCGGATAAGCTGGAGCACAGTTAGGAAATACTAAGCCTGTCAATTTGAATACAAAAGCAAAGGCGGTATATTTTTGATGGAATTGAGCCTGATCTTTTGAAAATGTATACTCACTGAATGGAGTACCGTTTACCTCACGCACAAATCGAACATTTAGCTTATTGATAAAGATATCATAGTCCGTATCAGCAGCCCCGATATAAGGCCATTGGACAGCCACCTGACTATATGACGTTTTAAATAACGTCTTCATCAATTCGGCCTTTGCGATATGTGCCGTCCCTTGTGGGTTATTCATCCACACGGTTATCTTAATATCCTGCTCGATGTTTACGGCTCTGCGTTGGGGGATATTGGTGGCTATTTCGCTGGTCATATCACCTTCAGCACTGATCAATATCAGCGATGTATATCCTTTGTCAGTTGTCAGGACATTAAGCCCATAATCCTGAACCTGACAATCCTCAGTGGTGACAAATTCAGCAACGGGGTAAACGATATCTTTAAAACCGTCTTTTGTTTCTACTGATTTTGTCCACGGCTTCACCATCCATCCGATCTGGTCAGCCCATGATAGAGCCTGTATATCGGGGACAATGGTAGCACCAATTATTTTTTCGATCATTCTGTGTATCCTTCAAAGTGAATTATTATACCGTCATCTTTTTGGGTGAATTTCCCAATATATTTTTCATTACAGTAAGCGTTTCCTTCTGATAAATCAAGGCGAATGGTAGATCCTGCAGGAATAACAGAATCATCTGGAATCTCAAATGTATGGGTACCTAAAAATATTTGCCTTGCTTCAGCCATACTACGCCAATTTATGTTTTACCAATACCTTAAAAATCCGTTGCCTGTTCAATCGTGATATCAGATTCTTTTCCTCATCTGACTGATCAAGGAATCTACCACTTTGAGCGGTGTTGAAGTCAATCAATTTCTGAGTTTCCGGATCATCACTACCGATGATATAGGTGATTGACTTATCAGTGGTATCCGTTATCAATGCTTTGATACCTTTCCACATCTTACCCGAAAGCGAGAAGTTTTTAAAGGCAGTCGGCCTGCCTGTCTCTTTTCTGAATGTCTCATAAGAAAAGAACCAGCCATGCTTTTTTTGTATGTCCTTAAGTTTAGCTATCGGGTTGGTGAAGTTCATCCGTACCAAATCAGGGATATAATGGGGGGCTTTGGTCACTGATTTAGAATATGTGCCAGTACTGGACCCATCCGATAACTGCCCTTTATTGATCACCCTGGATGCCACCAATGCAAGATCATCGCTCATTATCCTGGTTGTCTCATCCAGACGGGTTGCATTGATTTCATCAATAGCAGCCTTTAAATTACGTGCATGATCGGCGTATGACATATATGCAACAAATTTATGATATTTTGTTACATTATTCATACATTTGTTACATAATATATTTGTTTAATAAGTAGAAAAGTCTATGCGAACCAGTAAACAGGAGTTTCTTGGCATCAAGCAGGTCTATACATCCAACTTCCTCCATACCACTTTGTGGGCCTATATCACCGGCCAACGGCAGAAAGGGGTGGATGTCAGTAGTGCCGTCCGCTCATTTATTGAGTACTTTGATGCTGACGAACTGGATCCTGTCTCCCTTCGCCATGCTTACTATGTGAAAGACAAAGAGTTAAAGAAATGCATGTCTCCCGTTTGTGCCGATATCAAGGCGGTATTCAAAGAGGACGATGTGGATAAATTATTGATCAAATTTAAAAATGTGCTGACCGATGGCAGATAAGATAGAGGATGATGATTTTAATGATTTGACCCTCAGTGAAAAAGCATTCTGTGAGGAGTATGTTATCGACTGCAATGCAAAGCAGGCGGTGATCAGGTCAGGTCATGACGTAGGGGCACACCACGCATCCAGGCTGATCAAGAAGGGTAAATTCATAAAGTACATTGAATACCTTCGTAAGAATGCGGCAGAGATGGCAGGGGTAACGATTATCAGAAACCTTCGAGAGTTGGCGGTGATAGCGTATCCGGGCAAAGGCAGAGACAAAGACGGCAACGCGATCGATGTCTACCAGGCGAAACCTATGGACCGCCTCAAAGCCATTGAGGTCATTAATAAGATGTGTGCTTTCAATGCACCGGAAGAGGTGACCATGACCACCAAATCAGAACTTGACGGCAAAACAGATGAAGAACTGGCAGCCATTATCGAGGCAAAGAGACAACAAAGAAAGGCATTGAGTGAGTGAACTTATCACTGAATTACAGATTGAAGAAGAACTATTCCGCAGGGAAGCCCGGCGGTCAATGGCTCACTTTGTAGCATATACAAATCCAAAGTATCAATTTAGTTGGCATCATAGGTATATCATAAAACGCCTTGAAGCCTTCGCCCGTGGAGAGATAAAAAGGTTGATGATACTTGCACCTCCTAGGCATGGGAAGTCAGAGTTAGCCAGCCGAACATTGCCAGCGTGGATTTTCGGGCAGGACCCCACTCAAAGGATAATAGCATGTTCTTATTCTGCTGACCTGGCATCTGACATGAATGCAGACGTACAGCGGATAATGACATCACCTGCCTATCACGATCTTTTTCCTAATTCATCTCTCAATACCAAAAGCAACATAACAAGCCTGCAACCGAAGCGGAACGCCTCAAGGTTTGATATCGTCAACAATACCGGATACTACATATCTACCGGGGTAGGCGGTCCAATCACCGGAAAGGGCGCAGACAAAGGCATCATAGATGACCCTGTAAAGAATAAAGAGGAAGCATTTAGCCCAGTATTCAGGGAAAAGGTATGGCAGTGGTATACATCCACATTCTACACCCGTATGGAGGGGGAAGGTAGTATCTGCCTGATCATGACACCGTGGCATGAAGATGACCTTGCAGGCCGGCTAATAAAGCAGATGAAGGATGACCCAGATGCTGATCAGTGGGAGGTGGTGAGATTACCGGCTATTGCCACCGATCCGAGGGAAGCATACGACCCCCGTAAAACAGGGGAAGCACTATGGCCTGAGAAGTATTCAATTAATGACCTGAGCCGAATACGGTCAATAATCCAATCACATTTTCAGGCTTTGTACCAATTGCGACCGTCTGCTGAAGAAGGGAACATCATAAAAAAGGAGTGGTTTGGTTATTATAGCCCGGTTGAGGTGAAGCCGACAACGGTAAACTTTTACCTTGACACAGCGTATACGGACAATAAACAGAATGACCGGACGGCAATACTGGCATGGTTTGTTCGTGACCGTCATATCTATGTCCGATCAAGCCGGGCGGTATGGAAAAACTTTCCTGACCTGATCAAGTTCCTCAAAACATATGTTGTTGAAAATGGATACACCGGATCCAGTAAAATATACATTGAGCCGAAAGCATCCGGGTTGTCAGTTGGTCAGCAATTAAAATCAGATACTAATCTGAACATAGTTTTTGATAAGCCACCAAAGGACAGCAAAGAAACAAGGGTAAGGGCAAAGACATCGGTATTAGAAGCCGGGCGGGTACTGCTCCCACAAGATGCGTTATGGTTGCCTGAGTTCCTGGCAGAGTTGGCCAGCTTCCCGAATGCGGCGCATGATGATCAGGTGGATGCTTTGATGGGTGCTATATCTGTATCCTTTAGCGGCAATAGTCAGAGCATGTCAGGCCTATCCTTCGATAGCTTGTAAAGGTATAGCTTTACTTTTTTGGATTAAAAGTCAAGTTATAAGTTGACAAAATGCCGCCTGTGGTTTTGCCTAATTATCCACATCTCCCACTTAAAAGGCAGGATTCTATTGTCTATGCTTTCGCACGTTGGCCTTTGAACTAAGACGGTAATACAAAATTACAAACCAACCTTTAAAATTCTGTTACATACCGTAACACATACCCCTTTATTATCTGTGCAATTTTGCACAGTATGGATTTTACACCGGAAGGATTATTTGCCATATTAACCCGCAGGGTATCAGAAGATACCCCTCATCGTGACTACCAGCGAACGGTAGATCATGCCAAATGGTGCTATCAGATAGTCACAGGTGATGACCAAAAAGAAATCCTTGTATCCTACAAGGTTAGGGAAACTCAGAAGCAAGTTGACCAGCGTATCCGGATAACAAACTCCCGTACTCAGTATGTAGCCAACAAAGTAAAGAAGTTGTTTAACGAGGTACACAGGTGCGATGACGTAGTTGAATCTATTGGATATGCCAATGCTAACGATACGGCACTACAAGACCTGGAGAATGCCCTGAATGTATGGTACGAAGGGAAACCACTTGATAAGTACATCACCAACCGCTTTAAAGACCTGTCATTCGAGGACCCTAATGCCTATGTCATTGTTGAGTTCGAGAATGATGACCCGATAAATAAAAAGCCAACGGTATATCCTTTTGAGGTCAGAGCCGATGAGGTGTATGACCCTTTTTATATCAATGGGGTACTAAAATATCTGATAACTCAGCACCCGGTAGAGTACAAATCGAAAGTAAAGAACACCACGACAACCGGCAAACGATTTACCATGTACGGCATCGGCTATTCGTGGGTTTTACAGCACATTCCAAAGGGTGCCATATTTGAAACTCCGATAGGGTGGGAGGAAACCGTCCTTTATGTAGGCGACCAAAAGAAGCCTGAGAAGTTCATCTATAAGGGCTTTGAATCCATGACCACTGAATGCCCTGCCTTCAGGGTGGGGTATATGGATGACCCATCAACCAGGGGGAGGACGAAGGTATCACCGATGTACCCTGCTGAAAAGATAGTCACTGATCTGATCTGGAATAAATCAGAATACGACCTTTCAAAAGCACTACATGGCTTTTATCAGAAATTCGTGTATGTTGGCAATTGTAAGCGATGCGATGGGGAGGGTACACTAACCAATGACTACGATACAAAAGTATCATGCTCATCATGCAAAGGCACCGGTAAAGACATCCATACAACCGTACAGGATATCGTAATGGTTGAATTGCCAAGTGATAAGACTACAGCCATCCCACTGGCCGATATGGTTCATTTTGCCGTTATCCCGGAAAGGATGAGTAAGATGCAGCGAGAAGATTATAACGCTGATCAGCGGGATGTATTCAATGCCATCTTCGGGGCTAATGTACTTGACAGATCGGAAATAGTAGAAACTGCAACTGCTAAAAACTACGATTGGAGGGCTGTCAACAATACCCTTTTTGAATATGCAGATCAGGTCAGTGAGTTTTTTAAATTCTCTGTAAGGCAATCCGCTAACCATATGGGACAGGCTGACGGTCTGCAAGTAAATCATTCCTTCCCTTCTGACTTTAAACTGGAGAGCGTTCAGGAATTGATCGATCAAAGATCTTCAGCATCAACAGCCGGGGTTTCCAATTCGATCATATCAACTATTGACCTAGCCATCCTATCGAAGCAGCATAAAGACGACCCTGATTATATCAAGGCATACAAGGCACGGGAGCGGTTCAAACCAATGGCTGACAAGCCTGCCAATGAAAGAATGATATTGCTGACCTCAACACTGCCAGCTGATGATCCGGAGCGTATTTTATATCTGTACTATGAGCGCATCATGTCCGATATCTTTGATTATCATAAGAACTTTGCGGATTTCGCTTATAAGAAACAGAAAGCTATTGTTTATGGGGAGGTAGATAAAATATTGGCAGCACAAGCCGCGAAGGTTCCGCAGAATATTACCATGAGCTTAAACAAGCCAGCAGATGAGCCTCAACAACAAATGGAGCCGTAAACGTGCGAACCTGGTCAATGAGCAATCCGATAAACTGACTGCCAAAATTGAAAGGGCACAAAACAAACTCTTTAAGTACATCACGGATACTTTTTTGCCGTCATTGGAAACTGATGCGAATGAGGCACTCATTCCAAATGATAAGATGCTGTTTATACCATCCATGTTGGATAGCTACTATGACCAGTTCAATGAGGAAGAGCTAAAGCCTATTGTTTCCACGTTTGCCAGCGACATCACCAAATTGCTGAAGTACAACCAGAAATACTATGATGGTGTAAAACCATCAGATGAGCATGGACAAATCAAAGAATCTGTACTTGGTGCATTAGGCATATCAGGTGCCGTTATTGCAGGCGGTTCATTGCTATTCAATATCCTTACTGACAGGGCAGCGATAGCAGCGATTAAGACGGTGGTAATGGCTGGCATTGGTACCGGATTGACAATTACCTCCCTGAAGATAGCACTTAAGGAAACCATTGTATCTAAAAGCGGGGGGCTCATCAAATCACTGTTCAATGAACGACTACCTGACCCATATGTAAAGGTGGATAGATTCATTGGCAAAAAGTATCAGGTTGCTCTCAAACTAAACTATGCCATCTACCAGGGCGGCACTATCGGCACATCCAGGGAGTTCTGCATCGAGCGAAATAATAAGGTATTCAGCCGTGAAGAGATAGCGAAGTTCGGGACCAGTGCGGATAAGTGGGATGGGTATACCGATAAATCAAAAGGCGAATTTCAGGGCAAGTCAGCTATTTATGATCCGTTTCAGGATTTGGGCGGGTACAATTGCAGGCACTTCTATTCTTGGATATCAGATGAGCTTGCATTCACTTTGAGATCGGAGTTAGGAGATGGAAGGAGTTAATTCCTTTACCGTTAATTCCTGACCAGTGAGGGCGTGGTATAGGTTTTGGAGTTGGTGGACTGAATTGATCCAAATTCCAGTACTCCAATGGTCATGCCAAAATTTACCTTCTATCCACAATAGATAAACACCGTTTTTGTGCTTCCATTTTATAAAGCCCTCATCTCCACATGGCTTATGTAATTCAAACCCCAACCTTTCCAACCATTCAGGCGTGATGGGGATGGGGGAAATACCATTTATGTTAATTGGGGTCCTCCCGTGCAATTCTACCATATGAACATGAAAATCATCTGAGTAATTAATACCAACGACCAAATCAAAACAAATTGAGTGATCAGGTGAGTTGTATTGAATAAAATTTCCAATTCTTAGTTCGGTAGGTTCCATAATCATTTCCTTTCCCCAAAGATAAACAATCTGTTACATATCGTAACACCTATCCTTATTGCATTGTAGGATTTTTACAATGTGGTAATCAATGATATGTACAGGTTTTATCTGGACATTCCCGGTCAGGGCGTGATCCAGGCATATCCATTTAATTCTCAATTGAAATGGGTTGACAAAAGAAAGACCGGATATCGTTTTTACCAACGGACATTGGAATCAAGGCTGATCTTAAAAGACGACCCCAAAAACAGCATATACGATTTTACCAACATCTTCAACCTTGAGCGTCAAGGCTTGACATGCACCAAGATACCTATCACCATTGATAAGTATTGCGATTGTACCGAATCATGGGAAGTTGGATTTTACACAGGGTATATCCGATTAAACTCCTGTGACTTCGATGTGAGCAATTGCACCATTGAGGCTCCTATCGTTGTTCAAGACCAGTACACCTGCCTGACAAGCTCATGGGACAATGAGGTCAATATGTTCGACTACGGCGATCCTGTGGTTACTACATCCCCATTTTACGGCATTCTCCAATACGAGACATGCGAGGATACACAGGTGTTATCATGGCAGCCACCCGTTCCGCTAGCACAACAAAAGGCCGCATGTCTGGCAATATTCAACGGTCCTAATATTGACAACTGCATAACAGCAGCGAATGGATGGACAACCGTGCAAAAGTCTTTTGTTGCTGATCAACAGATGGACCTCAATGAGGGGCTATTTGATGGACCCCCAGAGGTGACCATGACCATGACATTAAGACAAAAGTATGTCAGGGAGTTTTCAGCAGATGTAGCAGAGCCTCCAGGCTTCGGATGGATAGCGGTAACAGGTGGATGGGCAAGAGAGGTTAATGTGATCAGTGGGGACCAGCTTTTAAGTGATACGCAGGAGGGCATGGATGCGCTTGTAGGAGTATACGGCACCGGCTATGATATTGACTTTGGGGCAATCTTTACCAACAATATCATCGGCCTTGATGCTTCAGGTAGTTCCAATCTATCCAACGGTAAGGAGCTAGGCCCACTACTGGAATCTTTATTGGAGCCTTGCGGCCTTACCGTTATATCGAATTTCTACAATATAAATCCGGATGCTACCAATCCATCCAATGATTACTATGACAATGCAGAGGTTGACTTTCCCAACATTGTCCTTTACCAGATTACCGATTTAGCCCGTCTGGATGAAAGCGAATCCGCAACCGTGGCACTGATCAAGATCAAGAAGATACTTGATGCCATGAAGATTTACGGCAACTGCGATATTGAACTGGATGGTGATGTCTTAAGGATTGAGCATCTAAGCTACTGGCCTACCACCGTAAACATCGACTTAACGCAGGCTGAATTTGTCAAGTACATAGCCGATAAATGGAAGTATACATATGACGAACAAAGCCAACCAAAGGAGGAGATAATTGGGCACGACAGCGATACAGACGGCAGGGGTAATGACTTTGATGGATACCCGATAACGTATAACAATGATTGTGTGAACGATGTCGAGAATAAGCAGCCCAGAGTATTAAGGGCTGAAGGATTCTTGACCAATATGCGCCATATCGCTGGCAATGAGGACTATTACGATACTACTGATATCCTTGTCATGGTGTCCACCACTAACCTTGTTATAAATTCAGCAACACAGCCGATATCCGGACAATCCAAATTAAACGGGAACCTGGCAATGGGTTATCTGATTCCCCGCTATTACAACTATGGCCGTCCGTTCAAATACGGATACATTAATCAGGCAGGAACAGCCATGTTCACACTACTGCGTAACAGGTTACAGGCACCTATCACGATACCATTTGACTGCAATGACTACCTGAACAACTTTGATCCTGCAGGACTTGTAAAAACACAATTAGGAGCCTGTGAGATTGAGACAGCGACCTATACTGACCCGGATGCAACTATTGAATTTAAACTAAGAGCTAAGTAAATGGCCAGTATAATCAACATAGTTGATCTGATCAATTCAGAGAAAGCACAGAACCCCTACGGATGGGTTAATGATGGATCTGAGACACAGAATGATTGCCATAACTACAAGTTAGGAGGGATATCAACATGCGGAGATATCACTGACTTTGACCTGTATCTGGATATCGCTGCATTTGAGCCTATCGGTTATCAAAAGACAGAGAAAACAATTGAGCTGGCACCGGGTAAAGACTTGCCTGTGTATACTTTGTTTGATCCACGGGTGACATTTACCGTCATCGGGGATGAGACACTGCACAACCAATTGCAATTGATGTCAGCACATCAGGCAATTACTTTTACCAATATTGACGAGGCACAGGATGAGGATGTATTTTCAATGGAGGTGACAGCAACCCCAGTTGGTACGCTACTTGAGATAAAAGTAACGCTATCCTTTGTTGATGCTGAATACACTAAAAAACTATGCTGCGGTTCATACTATGAGAATGCCCCATTCAATGAATGCGATGGTGAGGGAGAAACAGGTGATCCATCAAATGACCCTGCATGTGCTGATTATGCGGTTACGATAACACTAACATCCGGACCAGATACCTTGACAGCCTCAACAGTTGGAGGTGATGCAGGTGTTGAGACATTTACATGGTATAAAGACGGGGTATTGTTCGGTACCGGCACATCAATAAATCCTGTATTATCAGGGGTATATCGTGTTGATGCTTCCAAAGGAAATTGCACTGATTCAACTACTTATACCTATTCCCTTGGATGTGAAGGATACGAGGTAACAATCACTACCATAACCCTGGAGGACGGCACTGTTATCTATATCGCAGAGGCTAATATGCTGAGTACATATGAATGGGAAGAGGAAATAGCGATGGTATGGACAGTAGTAGGCACAGGCATCAGCTACCAGCCCGAAGAATCCGGAACATTCCGGGTAGTAGCTACATCAGGCGACTGTGAGGCAACCAGCACAGAGGAGGTATACGAGGCACCTGAAAGCTGCACCGGGGTATTCACAATTACTTTGGTAAACAACGAAGGCACATTGGAGGTAACAATAGTTGATTATGCGGGCGTTGATACCCCTATTTATGAGTGGTATCTGGATACCGGCGATGGTCTTTCATTACTTGCAGATGAGACGGGCGCAACGGTAGCAGATGCAGCACCTGGATTTTATACCGTGGTTGTTACACTTGATGGATGCACACAGTCAACCGGCTTATTGATCCAATGCAACTATGATGATATCAGCAATTCGGATTGTGTTGATGATAGTGCATGGTCGCAGTCATTCGCTGGAGATGATGTCAGCCTGGCATTTGAGGTAACAAACTTCTACATAGTTGATCCTGCTCACGTCTCAGCAGTTGAGATCGGGGCTACTTACTTAGTTCAAAAGAACGGCAATACAATCTACTACAACGCAACACCAACAACTGCAACTCATTATGGTATCAATTACGCCACTCAGGAAATAACGCTTGCTGCAGGCTTCCCATTATTGACAGGTGAGACATTGGTGATTGTAAAACTTAAATCCGTAAAACTGTAATGAGGTATATATTTTTCATATTATCAATTCTCATTTCGCAAATTGCGAACGCTCAAATGGTAACACAGCCAGGATTGGGTGATTACCAAATGTCAGGCAGAAATCTTCCTGATTCGGTTCTGTACATACTTGGTACGGATACTTTGGACGGTTCGGCAAAGCAGGGGTTGGGTAAGTTCTTAACGGCTGAATCGTTGCGTGGCTTTTTCAAAGATACCGATTGGCTGAAGTATCGGACAGGAACGATCCCGAACAATACTGACACAATGTATCATGTCGGGGTTGCAACGGTTGGGGATGATTCGGTTTATCTGTCTACCAATGTATTGAGCGGGGTTTTGAATGTTGTCGGCAGGCTTGATTTAAGGTTCGGTGAGGTAGGTGATTATAATATAATGATCGGGCGCAATGCAGGGCGAACTGCAATGACCGGACTGGGGAACATAGGCATAGGAAACAGCGCACTTGATGCAGCAACGTCAGGAGCAAATAATATTGGGATTGGCGCAGGTGCTTTAGGTGCTGCAACCACAAGCGGAACAAATGTTGCTATCGGCCCGAATGCCGGATATAATATTGTGGCAGGATCAAACAATAACTTCTTTCTAGGTAACAACTCTGGTGACATACTTGAGGGCGATGATAACGTAATGATAGGGGCATACACTGGCAATGGTGGTTCCTCTGGGATAAGTAGAAATATATTTATAGGATCAAATTCAGGAAACGCGGCACAGGGGACTAATAATGTATTTATCGGATATGAGACAGGGTTAATAAATCAGGGGACTGGCAATGTTTTAATAGGCTATCAGGCTGGATACAATGATGACGTAAGCGATAAACTTTACATTGAAAATAGCGATTCATCCACCCCATTAATCCATGGCGATTTCGCAGCCGATACGCTCCGTATAAATGGCGACCTATCTATCAGGGATGCGGTCAGCGGGGCTTCAACCGATTCTGTATTAGTCTGGACACCATCGAACGGACGGGTTAAGATGCGGAACGCAGCGGCATTTGGCGGGTCAGGCGCAACCGATCTATCTATAGCACAATCAGGCGCAACTCAAGTAATCCAGAGCAGCACTGGCACGGACGTAGGGATTAGGAATTTGTACGGGCTACTCATTACCGAGGGCGCAACGGATACGCTACATTTCAGGGTTGATACTTCGCTCCTATCTACTCAGTACGATATCACACAGATACCTATCTCAAGGCTTAAGGCGGCAATCGCCACCAATTCGATAGATAACACTACCTACAAACAGGAATGGAAATGGGACGGCATAGCGGGCACTGACGGGCTAAAATTATCATCAAGT